TGGCACCTATCAAGAAGTATTTGCTGGTGATGTTGATTTTCGCCGCAAACAAATATCTACACGAATGTACGGAATGGGTGTTGGAACTCGTGCGGCTCTCAAAAATGCTGCACGAGCGGTTATTGGCCAAGAAGCAGCAATCCTTGTCAGCCCTCTGTGGCAGGGTGACGAATGGTCCATTATGGTGAGAACGCTGACAGCAAGTACCCCAGGTGTTTCTGGTTCTGGGCAAAGCAGTTCTGTCGTTTATTATGCCATGGAACCTGCAAAACCCGCTGGCTACACATTGCTGCACTCAACTGTTGACTCAATAACATTTTTTCTTGACGATAACGACTTCGGGGTATTTGACCAATCGGTGCTTGGCTAAAGAGGGAAGTTCACATCAAGTGCGCGTTTGATTCCTTCTTCTAGTGAAACTTTTGGAGCGTAGAACTCCAGCATTTTTGATGGGTCGCAAACCCTGTACTGAACACCCTCTGGCGCGCCAATGATTCGTTCAAACTCTGGGTTGTATCCAGAAATTTTTGATACCAATTCAGCTAGTTCATTGAATGAAAATGCAATACCAGTTCCTAGGTTTACTGGCCCTTGAATGTCGTTCTTTACTGCTGAAAGAGTTGCTTCAACAACATCGCTGATATGAATGAAGTCTCTTGTTTGATTTCCAGTTCCCCAAATCTTGAATGGGTTTTCTCGCCTGCCACCACGAGCAATGAAAGATGGGAACGGATAGTCGAGCGCTTGGTCTTCCCCGTATCCAGAGAATGGGCGAAACACATGAACTCTTAGACCTTCGTTTTCTGCATACTTTGCCAGCATTTCTCCGGTGAGTTTTGCCCATCCGTAAGTGAGGTCTGGAGACTGAATGTCATCAAGGTCAATGTCTGATTCCTTCAACTTATGTGTTGAGCCATGTCCTTGCAACTTAATTGGGTAGGCGGCCGATGAGGAGTAGTAAACAATTCGTGCTGGTCTTGTTCTGAGTGCCCATTGAAACATTTCTGCATCAATCGCAAGGTCAACAGCGACAGAAAGCGGTGCGCCTTCAATAGTTGCTCGACCACCAACAATGGCTGCAAGGTGGATAACTAGGTCAAAGTATGTATTGTCGGTCGCAAAGAAGTGACGTGCGTCTAAACCATTCTTGATGTCAACACCAACAATTTCATGTTCAGACAATGCATTTCTGAAGTGTGTTCCAACAAATCCAGCATCACCAGTAATAAGGATTTTCATGCATTTAAAGATTCACATAGTGCTACTTGGAAATTACCGGGCGTTTCGTGGCTGATAACTTTCCACCCGTTTGATTCAAGCATGTGGGCGTATCCCTCTACGTCCCATGCCCAAGCATGATACTCGTAGTGGTTGTCAACGCTTTCTGTCCACGGAGAACTAGCAATTAGGTACTTGCTTTTTTTACTAACCATATCGACGAACTGATGCGGTCCTGCTAGATGTTCAATCATTTCTGTGGCAATAGCAATGTCTGCCCAGTCAATTAAGTCAAATACGTTTCCGAGACGAACGTCCTGATTTCGATTTACTGCCCCAGCAACATTTGATGGCTGCAAATCATAACCCCATTTTTGAGATTTGGGAATTTCTGTTAGTAGCGACAGAAGGCCGCCGTCACCAGAACCTAGGTCAACAACCGTCAACTCTGACGACCATACAGACATGGCTAATCGTGCTGCGGTATCTAGTCTTGGTCGATGCATTTCTTGGTCAACATGTGGTGCAATCTCACGGTCCAAATACCATTCGGCAGTGCAATACTCAGGAATAGTTCCTAGCGGGAAAAATCTATCTTCTCTCATTTTAAGGTTCTCAGTTTCTGTAGGTCATCTTGTAGTTGGTTGGCAACATAATTATTAAATGTTGTTTCATCAGCATTTGACACTTTTACATCATTTGCTTCAGTATAAGTTTCGTCGTATTCTGCTTTTCCAAAATAAGGATGTATGTGTTCAATAATGACATCATCTAGGTAGTGTGCGCTTTCTATCCCTCTACCTATCGCCAACCAGAAGTTATCTAGGAATAGATGTATGCCTCCAGGCATCACAAAGTAGCCGAGAGTGGTAACAATATTTGACGTCATAACCACCGCAGTTGGCAGGTTTTCGCCATGGTAAAGGTCATTGCCCCATGTAACACCAACCCCAACACTTTCAAGCGTATTGAGGAATCGGTCATCCCACCCGTTGGTTCGTGGAAGGTGGTCATCTCCCATGAAGCCAATAGTAAAACACTTTGTTGCCTCAATTGGAGCCACAGCATTGAGGGTGCCGCCAATTCGCAGACGCGGACCTACCTGAATGTCAATGTTGGGGATAGCAAGGTACTCGTCAAGTTTGGGGTCGTCATCGTCAACGAGTACGAGTAGACGAGTATCGCGTGTAGTTGTAGTACTCCATGCGTCCATCAGACGAATTATGTTTTCAGGTCGTCCACGGGAAGGGACGAGTATGGTCATTTCAAACATTTCTTTCCTTCGCTCTAATGGCTCTATTGCCACTGCTTGTTCCAGTGGTTCCACTTCTACCACTTGTTCAAGTGGTTCTACCACTATCGCTTGTTCCAATGGGTCAACTAGTGGAAAGTGGATTTCTTTCATACCCATGATGACAGAGTTTTTTTCTGCTTGAGATGACTCTTGCAATGTTACTGATGAGCGGAATTTGTCTATCCAGTGAACATCAAAATATGGGTGAATTTTCAACATGCAGTAACTAATGTCAATACTGTAAATTAGTTCACTTGCGATTGATGGCGTAAGGTACTTGTGACCCTGTGTGAATCCTGCGCTACCTGCTCTCTCGCTAATATGAGCATGCTCATAGCCGTACAGGTGGGGAGCATCACTCACGAATCCACCCAAGGCATCTAGACACTTTCTATTAAAGTAGAGCATTACGCCAAAACAGTTAGAAAATGCAACCATCTTCATTCCATTGGCGTCAATCTCCACAATCGGTCTAACAACCGCCCTGAATGCTGGATTCAATTCTAGTTCGGCATCACTAGTGACGTTAAACATCGAATGTCCAATATCGTTTGCCTCATTTATTTTTATCCATGTTTCGGCCCAGTTATGACGCTGAGGCCAAGCATCATCATCAAACAGGAATACATGTTCGCAATCACGTAATTCCCATAGACACGCATTTTTTGCTTTTGCTATACCAAGGCGTGAATTGCTAAATTTATATATAACGTTAATCCCAAATGATTCAGCAACAATTTTATTGACTTGTCGTAATTCGCTATTGTCATCTATTACAACAATCTTGTCGCCGTAACCGAATTCTTTGAAGTGTCCAAGACACGCCGCTAGACACTCCGGCCTATTTCTTGTTGTTATCCCAATTCCTATCATATATATCTACAATTTTTCTCGTATTTCGGTCATTACTGCTTCCCAGTCGTCGGCTCTGGCATCCATCGAGAAGTTCTTTAGCATCTCGTAGTTATGCCCAATCTCGTCACGTCTTGTCTGAGCATCCCTTAGTTGGTCAAGGTGATAAATCCACTCTTCTTGATTGTTTGCAATTCTCCCAATTCCATTGTCCGCCAAGTATTGGTACTCTGGAGAATACGATGCAACGAAAGGAACTCCAGCAGCCGCATATTCAAGACCTTTGATAAAGGATTTTGCATGATTGAAAGGAATGTTGGTTAGGGGAACAATTCCAATATCAATCTCCTTAAACAACTTTGGGTATATATTAATTGGCACGAGTGGTTGAGTGCGAGAAATATTTTGGTGGATTCCCATTTGGTCACATGCCCTTGGTGCCCCATTTTCGGTATGCCCTGAGTGGTGAAAATACATCTTCCTACTCAGTAGATATTCCCCAATCCATGGAGAGAGAGTTTCAAGGTCGCCGGAACGCCATGGCGTTGCCCCAACCCAACCAAGTCTCAACCTGTGATTCATCCGTGGGATTCTTTTTTCCCATCTCTCGGTGTCAATTCCATTTCGCACTAGGTAGACATTGTCTCTTTTTGCTTTATAGAAATCATAAAGAAAAGGACTTGATGTAATTACTGCAGTTGCATTTTGAATAATTTCTGCATATATTTCACGGTTTTCATCAGGGTTGACTTTGGGGTCAGTTGCTTCATATGCCCTGTTTGTTGGGGATAAACCCTCAAACCAGTCATCAACATCGACAACAATCTTCTGACCCATCTCTAGTGCTTTTGGTAGGTACTCAAGAATTTCCCTTTTCATCAGTAGCTTGAAAACGATGATGTCCCAACCATGCAGTGCCCGACCGTTATCAATAACCATCCCAAACCCACTCTGGGGATTGAATCCGGGAAGACCAAGTGCTGTCACCCAGCCTCTTTTTGCAAGTTGGTCGGCTGGTAGTTTGCATCGGTACCAAGCACAGCCATTGGGCTGCAACGGTTCGGTTCCCCACGCCCAGTCGCCAGTTAGGTAGCCAAGTGTTGGTTTCTGTTTTTTTCTCATAGAGTCCTCAAATGTTAGCACTATGGTAAAATATTCATAGCCAATCAAGGAGGCAAAATGACTACCAACTTCTTAAAAGATACAGTTGAACGTGCTGCCAGAACATTTATCCAAGCCTATTTGGGTGCATGGGTCGCCATGGGTGCGAATCCAGACGCTCTCGCCGATATGGACAATTTCAAGATTGCTGCTTCAGCAGTTGCCCTGTCAATTGCAATGGCAATGGGTCTTAAGAAAGTCGGTCCAAATAAAGGCTCTGCTTCGGTCGTTTGATTTAAAACCTGCTTATTTAGACGCTATTCCTAATCTACAATCTTTTAGGCACTTGATTGGGAGAGGCTGTTCATGATTGCTGGCACGTACAACTTAACCTGCGAACAGGGAACCACCTTTTCTCGGCTCATTGAGATTGAGCAGCCAGACCTTGTCAACGACCCAACCGGTAGCACCTATATTGACTACAACCTGTCTGGATATACAGCCAGAATGCAGGTTCGCAGGACGGTAGACAACCCAAACTACTTGGTCTATTTGACCTCAGAAAATGGTGGATTAACCGTAATACCTGGAATTTACGAGAACCAGATTGAGATGTTCATGAGCGCGAGCGTCACCGCGTCTATCAGTCAAAGCGGTGTCTATGACTTAGAAATCATTGATGCTGTGGGATTTGTGTCTCGCGTTCTGAAGGGGACTTTTACCCTCATCCCAGAGGTGACTAGATGAGCAATGTTCCAAATATTGTAAACATTCACGAGGACACACCGAATCAGGTAATAGTCAACCAAGATGCACCAAATCAAGTCGTAATCAGACTTGGTGGTGGAACTGGGGCACTAACCCCAACAACAAGACATGTCCACTCGCAGGGGCAGGCATCGACGACATGGACGATTACGCACCAACTTGGAGGCAGACCATCAGTAACTATAGTTGATTCTGCTGATACGCATGTCTTTGGTGAAGTACAATATTTAAGCAACTCACAGGTACAGGTGACTTTTTCGGCAGCGTTTTCGGGCAAAGCCTATCTCACGTAAGGATTCTTAATGGCACAAAAATTTCTCACAAATCTAGACCTCAATCAGAATCAACTTCTTAATGCCACCTTTGAGAAGTTGGCCACCGACCCAGCGTCCGGCAACTTTGAAGGTCGTCTCATCTACAACACTGCGACCGACACCATCAAGGTGTACACGGGTTCTGCGTTTGTTTCAATCCCCCACACCTTTGTCTCTGGTGGTGGTGCTGGTATCGCTGAGGCCCTTACAGTTTCTGAATCAAACGGCACAATCACTCTTACCCTCGCTGTTGCTGATACCGATAGTGCTGGTCTATTGCCAGCCGCAATGTGGCAGATGCTCACAGATGCAACCTCGGATGCGACTGCAAGCAAACTTGTCAAGCGAGATGGCTCAGGAAACGCAAAGGTTGCAACCCCAACAGATGCCGCACACATTGCCACAAAGGGCTATGTAGATGCCGCCCGTCAAGGTCTTGATGTCAAGCAATCCGTAAGGGTTGCAACTACCGCCGCAATTAACCTTTCAACAGACCTTGAGGCTGGCGATGTAATTGATGGTGTAACACTTGTTGCTGGTGACCGTGTTCTCGTGAAAGAGCAGGGTACTGCTACGGAGAACGGTATCTACGTTGCTGTTACTTCTGGTGCTGCTTCTCGTTCATCGGATGCAAACGGCACTGCTGATACTGGAGAACTAAAGCCAGGAACATTCACCTTTGTCGAAGAAGGTACTACCAACTCCGATAAGGGTTTTGTTGTATCAACAAACGGAACTATCACTGTTGGCTCATCGGCAATTGCTTGGACACAGTTCTCTGGCGCTGGTTCATTCACTGCTGGCGATGGTATTTCCCAGAGTGGAAACACAATCAATGTCAACGTAGTTGCTGGTAGAACCGAAATCACTGGAGATGCAGTAGATATCGCATCAACCTATGTTGGTCAGAGCACAATCACGACACTTGGCACAATTACGACTGGTACATGGGACGCTACAACGGTAGCGGTAACTGCTGGTGGTACTGGTGGTGAAACCGCTGCGGATGCTCGCACAAACCTTGGTATCAAGACGACTGCTGGTACGGCCACAACAAACACATCAGTGCTTGCCCGTGTTGCCAGTCAGAGCTGTGCAGCGAGTTCGTCTGGAACTTCGACAACCACTGTAACCCATTTATTCAACACACTTGATGTAATCGTACAGATTATTGAAGTCTCTAGCGGAGCAACAGTCATTGGTGATGTCATCCGTGGAACAGCCGACAGTGTTTCGGTCACTCTGTACGGCGCAATCAGTGCAGGTGATTACAGAATCGTCGTAACGGGCTAAATTTTAAAATAGATTAGCCTTGAGGGGCTACTCGAACTAACAGAAACGATTGAGGTCGTGGCTCAAAAATTCATAGTTCCCATTACCGTTCGCCAACTTGCTTCTGCTGGCTCTGATGCGTTTACCATCTATGTAGACCAAGACACCTACTCAAGAATCCAAATACAAGCTGGTGGTCGTATTGTTTGGGGCTCTGGTGAAGCCGTTGCTGACACAAACCTTTACAGGGATGATGCGAATGTCCTAAAGACAGACGACACCTTTAAATCTGCTGGGCTTTTTGTCGCTGGCGTACAGATTGACACCGCTGGTGCAGCCATTGGTGATGCACTTGTATTTAATGGAACGAAGTTTGTATCAGCTTCGGTTTCCAATGCATCATTAATCGTTTCAGACACAGCCCCAGCGGGTGCAGAACAAGGCGACCTTTGGTTTGAGTCTGACACAAGTCAAACATTTGTTTATTACAACTCCAACTGGGTTCCGGTCGGCATCACAAGCGTTAACTCGCTGGATGAAATTGGTGATGTTTCACTATCCTCTCCTACTGCTGGTCAGATATTGGTTTATAATGGCTCAGCATGGGTTAATCAGGACAACAGTGTTGCCTTGCTTGACATTGACGGCGGAACATCTTTTGATGAGATTTACGAAGCCGAACTTACCAACATGATTGAGGCAGTATATGATGGAGGAACTCTGTAATGAGCGTTAAGATTCAATTAAAGCGTTCTACCGCTGCTGCATGGACTGCTGCCAACCCAACCCTTTTCTCTGGCGAAATCGGCTACGAAACCGATACTGCTAAATTCAAGATAGGCAATGGTTCAACAGCTTGGACAAGTTTGTCTTATGCAAATGCGAACCTTTCTGCTGCTTCGCTTGATGCTCTCTCAGATGTAACCATTACAAGTGCCGCGAACGGCGACTTCCTTCGATGGAATGGAACTGCATGGATTAACGATGCAGTCAACCTATCAACCGACACGGTTGGTTCATACGTTGAATCACTAGTTGCTGGTACCGGCGTAACCGTAACCAACAACTCTGGAGAAGGCGCAGCGCCAACCATTGCCATTGGACAAGATGTTGCTTCTTCTGCAAGCCCAACATTTGCCAGCCTAAACCTAAATGGAAACATTGTTTTTGAAGGCGCAACTG